ACCCTTGTCACCATCTAAAGCTCCGTAATAGTGTACATCTGACTCCCAATCTAAAGCACCCTGAAGTAATGTACTGACCGTTGTAGCTACCTGCCAATACTCTCTCCAATCTGCCCCGCTCCCAGGTTCGTTTGAAGCTTGTGATGTATGTGTTTTCTTTAAAATAAAATAATTATTAGAACTATTTTTAATAACTAAAGGCTCATTGGGAGTCTGCAATCTAAAGCTAGATATACCAGATGAATTAAAAAAGGGTATTAGAGTAACAGGCATTGACCCATCAGCTAATAAAGTTTCTACAGGTTCATTTACACCACTACCCGAATCATCGGAATACCAACCAACAGTTTCAATCCATCTACCTTCCCCAAAGTTATCTCTTCTATTCTTAGTTAAAAATTTTACATAGTAATCATCTTGGTTTATCTCAGGATCACCTCCGACTTTAACTATGAAATTATTATAACATTCAACAGGTAAGTCAGTAATGCTTCCAACTTCTTTATGAACTACACCCAATCCTTGATTACCTAAGCCATCTTCTACTCTAACATCAAAAGCATTACCAGCTGTATTAGTTATCTGAATAACAGAGCCATCTCTATCCACTGTAAAATCAGTTGTTGATGATTGTATACCTCCTACTGTTATGTTTTGACTGCTACCAAAAAATTCAGAATTATCTGTTATGTTTTTAGTTTCCCAATCACGCCAAGAACCATCTTTTTTAATTCTTTCTTTTGGAATATATGTTAAAGTAAGCGGATTGGCTACGGTGTTTGAATCAAATGAACTGCCTGGGTTTTTTATTTCTGCTGATACTATAACACCTCCCTCAACTTGAAGGAGTATTAGAGCTTTAGAAGCGTTTGTTGATGCTTGGGTAACTTCTAATTCAAGAGTTCTTTCATAAGTTCTAGTAACTTTCCTAGTCTTAATTATAGGAATAAAACCACCCGCTTTATCTGTATACGATTCATTGACTTCTCCGGAACTTGTTCCAGTATCACCACCGTCTAACCATCCATTACCTCCGTGAGTTATAGTAACTGAACCGATTTGACCTGTGTTAGTTAAATGATCCTCAAGTATCAATGCTATATCGTGAGCTATAATATTAGTATCAGCATGCCAACCTTTTCCTGATTGAGCTGAACCACTTTCGTAAGTACCTTCTACTGGATCATCTAATTCTGGAGTGTGGTTGTACTTTAAATTAGCAACGCTTCTATGAGTTACTTGTTCATCGTTTATAAAAACCGTGTAGTTCTTTTCGTAATCACCAAGTTTTACAACGATTAGTGCTTTTTCTTCTGGAACTTTAGAATACGCATCAGATGCTTTCTGTACTACTCTCTTCCTGTTAACAAGAAATGTATAGTCGGCTACTGTAAGTGCTCGTAGGTCCTGTAATGGAGTGGTGACAGATGAACCGAGGCTTAGATAACTATTAGCGGTAGCTGTAACAGCTACTGGTATATTATTTCCAGTATCTAAATCAATAACACCTACACCACCGAGAGATACCGTTACACAATACTTATTCTGTTCATCTCTCTTTACGAAGTGGGTGAATAAACCGCTGCCTTCACTTGTACTTACTTTACTTACGAAGTTTGTATTCGGACGCTTTACTAACCCTTCAACAACAGTAGACCAAGCATTAACTTGTTCTTCACATTGACCAGCATGTCTAAGACTATCGGGTTGTTGAGATACTCCCTGCACTAGGTTAGGGACACTGTTAACTAACAGAGGCATCGCTTTATCTATCTAATACTCTAAGTACGCTGTAGCTATCAAAGATTGTTCTGTCAGCATTCTCGGAATCGCTATCGATTGCACGGGCTTTCGCTTCTACTTCTTCTCTAAGGGTAAATCCTTCTATTTCACGAGTGCCTATGAATCGATTAGCAAATATCCGAGCGGACTTAACAGTGATATAATGTCTCAACTGTTCCGGTAAGTCCTCAAATTCTAATTCAAAAGTTATTGAACCTTTTACACTCTTGGTCCATATCTCGGTGTGGTTCTTTCTGTCGTATAGTTTAAGACCTCTTTGTACAGGATCACTGTCAGTGTATAACAAAGGATCGAGGTCAAACTTCAAAGTGTTTTGCGGAAGTGTGATCTTACTTGTTACTGAATCAGGAGTAAGTTCGTATTCGTGTTCTGTGTTGCAATGCCATCCTTCCGACTGTACGGCTTTGCTTGTTTCATCCAGTGTGGATATAGCTTGTATAGCTGTGACTGGCAGACTGACACCTGTAATCGTGTTAACGGGTGCTTCTCCTATAACAGAGATGATAATGTTTACAGCTTCTAGTTTAGTCGTCAGTGCCATGATATGTATAAAAAAGTAATCCCGATGGAGGGAGCGGAACGAATCACAGACCTCCCAACACCGAGAGAAAACAGGTTACTTCTGCAATTCGATAGCACACTCAGGACGGAGGATTCCGTGACCCATAGCATACTTTGCAACAAAAAGCGTACCTTGACGCTCGATCTGATACTCAGATTCGGTAGCAAGATCAAGCAACTTAACGGTTCCAACAGCAGCTGAATGCGAAACAATACCAAGCGTGTTGGTGAAGTTAGCATTATAACCGTTACCAGCACCAAACGGATCATTCAATGCAGCACCGTCTCCGGTAGCAACACCACTAAGATCAGTTGATGGGATGTGGTTGGATTTGTAGAGGGTGATACCTGCAACTTGAGGAATCGATCCAGAAGCAATACTTCCCAAACCTCCGACATCTTTATTGACTGCGGAAGTAGAGATAGCAAGTGCTCCAGCACCACCAGTGATTAACTTGTAGTACTCTTGTGGACGCAATACACAGAAACGACCGTCGCTAGGAACATCATTCTCATCGAGCTTTTGAGCAGCTGTGAAAAGAGCAGCAACTAGTTCTGCACCTGTTGGGTCTGTGTTGTCGGTATCGTCTAATGAATCAGAACCGTCTCCCATTGCGTTAGCGGAAACATCAAGAATACCACCAGCTGGACGACCAGACAAGTTAGCGTCGGAACGAGCAGCAGCAATGAATACTTTAGCAAGAGCTTCGTCGAAACGCTTGGCAAGAGCCTTACCCAACTCGTTAGCGTAAACGCTACGAATGTCGTAATGGTTCTTCATGTCGTCGATGTTAGCCAAGAAAGTAGAAGCTACTAACATGTCATCGATAGTGATAACACGCTCTGTTTTCTTGATGTCACTAAGGTACTTGCTTGATGCTCCACCTTCTTCAGCGATGTTCTCGCCTGGGGTGTGGTAGTTAGCGGTAGCAATACCTGTTACTGGGAACTGAGCGGATTTACCGGACTCAATTGTACGAATAGTGTGTAGTGGTTTAAAGATGTTGGACTCTTCAAAGCTTTGCAGAATCTCTCCGCTGAACTTTTTAAGGAACAACTCATTGCTATCAGTACCAGCAGTTAATCCTGCTCCAGCACCTCTAAGACCTACACGACTGGGATCTGTTATACCTTCTCCTGCCATAATATATATCTCCTATGTTATAAGTTATTGAATGTGTGATGATTACCGGTGACTTTCACATCTTTCGTCTTCACAGGATTGTCCTCCGCAGAGGGTCGAGGGACTAGTTGTTGCTAGTTGTCGATTAAATTTAAGTATAAGTAAAAGGGAAAAAGGCTTGACTGTCAACCTCTTCGACCACTTGGACCAAAGTAGAAACCAAGGATACAAGGCAGAATTACTGTGCATCCCATAAGGCTGATGTGTCCAGAAGAGATCGATATGGGTTCTTGGTTAGCTTGGAAGCTGATAAGACCGAAGAAGAACTCATTGACTCCCTCTCCGTCTGCGTTGGTAAGGGTGACGATTTCTGCGGAGGGGAAGAGGGTACAGAGGATGATACAAGCACAGAGCGTAGACACCCCGATAACAGCAAGAATACGACGAGTAAAAGAAACAAACTCCCCAGTACCGCTTTTAGCGATTTCAGCTTGTAGTCTAAGGAAATTGTCGCTCGCACGAGCCTCCCTCGCCATTTCAAGATCGTGCTTTTGTTGCTTAGCTTCAAACACATATCCAAATACCCCTTTAAGAATCGCCCCCATAGCAGTGCTACCACCGCCCGTGATAAATAACATAAGTAACTCGCCCATCTTTTCACTTCGCTCCGTATCTAACTGCTTCTAATAATTCATCATGTTTGCCTATTTGTTTCTCAAGGAACATCAGACGCATGTTTTGCTCAGCATCATCCGGTAAAGCACCTAACTCACCTCTGGGCCACTTCACCCTAAACTCTGCATTAAGTTCTACATCGTGTTTCAGTCTCATAATCTCTAAGTCTAAAGCATTTAACTTATTCCATATAACACTGTATCCCCAAACCACGCTACCTACTATAGCTATTACTTTAGCTACGAATGCAAGGTTAGCTTTGACCTGCGTACTTTCACCTAGTTCTGTTGCCATGTCTTTTAACATAAACAAAAACCCCTACCTAGGCGAAACAAAATGCGAAACAAAAACCTAGATAGGGGTTTAGAGAATAATGAACTACTACTATGAACCTAAATATTACTGACTGCTAGTCGTCTGTCAATCTCTTCGTGATATGCTTTGTCACCACTTCTGTATCGTGGATCAGATTGTGCTCGTGCTAACTCCTGCATACTCTTAAATGGCATGGTAGATAAACCAGCAGCATTGCCTTGTGTTAACTTAGGTGTACTACCTGTAGCATTCTGATACCTGGCGTACAATCCTTGCACTGCTAACTTAGCTTGTTGAACTGTACCACCTGTGACCGCCTCATCAAAAGCATCGATTTCTTCTTGTGGTAAATTCTCATTCGCCCACTCTGCCATCGCATCGTATTGACCGTTCGCAACGCTTTGTATTTGTGATTCTTCAGACTGTAACAATGCTTGCTGACCAGCTGCGTAGCTGTCAACTAAATCCCTAGGTAATCCTGCTTTCTCTAAAGAGTTATAAGTTTCCTCACTAAGTTGACCGTCGTTTTCAAAGAACTCTTTACTTGCCTCCGCAATCGTTTGATATGCTTCACTAACACCCTCTTCAGTTTGTTCTTCTTTGTTCTCAGCTTCCGCTTCGCTTTGTTCAGCTTCTGCTTGATCTTCTTTAGGAGCTTGTCCAAGTTTCTTCTCCAGCTCGGAGTACGCTTGTGCCATGTCTTCCGCACTCTTGAACTTCTCTGGGAGCCATTGCGGACGGTCGTTCTCTTCTTGCGGTAGTTCCTCGGTTTGCTCGACGGCTTCCGCTGGTTTCTCTTCGGGTTCGATTTCGCTTGGTGCTTTCTCATTTATTTCTACTCGGTGTAATTCAGCCATTTGTTATTCCTCTGGTGGTGGTTCTTGTTGTGCCATGTACTGCTCCTGTGCTGCGTTGATAGCTGGTCCTACTGCGGGTGCTCCGAGTTTCTGTGCCATCTCCATCATCTGTTGCTGTTGCATAGCTTGTTGAATTTCTTCTTCTGTCTTGATCAGTCC